TGTTGTTGATAATGCTCATAATTACAGATAGTTAAGATTGGTGTTTGCCTGTTCCTTACAGTGCGCGTTATCATCCCGTCTTTCTCTATCAACTGTAAAAAGCGAATAATCCTTTTTCTATTCCGTCCCCAACGTTCTGTTAGGTATGATATTGAGGCGATAACTTGTCCGCGTTTCAGTGTAAACAGATGCCCGTCGTGCATCACCTCGTGGTCACGCCATGCGACCATTGCAAGCAAGTCAAACCACCACTTGAAAAACTCTGCATCTTGGAATATCCAATGCGCGGTTATGTCGCGGTTTAGCTTTATCCAATTTCCCATGTTTAATATGCCTCTTTTGATAACATTATTTCAAAACCGCGTTCGGCAGCATAAATGGGCTTGCCCGTGGCCTTGCCTATCTCGCTTTTGAACAGTTCCGCATTTGAGTTGTTGCCGCTAAGATGTATCAGTATGATTTCTTTCACCTGCGTAATGTCGTTCCCCGTCAACACTCCCTTGGCTGTCTGCAATTCCATGTGTGAGCGCATAAGGCGTTCACGCATTACGGCAGGTACAAGGCCGCTGTCGATATTGCGTTGAAGCGTGGCATCTGAATAGTTGCATTCAAGCATGATGTGGTCAAGGGGCGGCAATTTCCATTCGAGCATCATCGTGTCGGTGACGAATAGAAGTTTGCCCATCTCGACATGCTCGACAATGAACCCTACGCAAGGCACGTCATGCGCCACATCAAGGACTAATATGCGAAATCCTCCAATGACATATCCGCGCATTGATTGGATTGTTTTGCATAATGTGCGATATTTAACGTCTAGCGCGACGAATACGTCCTCGATGGCTAGCACCCTTATCCCTGCCTTGATAACGTCATGTAGGGCTTTGGAATGGTCTGAATGCCTATGGCTCACGAGGCAGCCGACAACGCCATGCAAGTCGTAATCAAGTCCTCGCTTTATCTCGCGGAATGGCAAACCGCATTCAAGGATGAGCTTTTCTCCGTTATCGGCCTGCAATATGTAGCAGTTCCCGCTACTACCAGATCCTAGGCATTTCAGTACCATTCCAAATTCTCCTACACATTTCTTAGTAATTAGGCGCGGCATCAGCATTTTGTTCGGCTGGTGCTTGTCCCTGCGTTATTTCTCCAGTCTCCGTGTTGACATGTTCGTATTCCACGGTCTCGGCAATGATTGTTTTGCTGTTAGCATGCTCGGCGATGGTTTCATCGCGAGAATTGCCTGCATCCTCAACATCTTTGTCCATTGCGGTCTGCATTTCAACGGAAAGGTAACCATACTTCGACAGCAGTCGGCGTATTACGGTCTTCAATCCCATATCGTTGAAATTTCCCGACCACCCCACTTGTGAGGATACCGCGCCCGACTGAGCTGCAGCAACCAGAGCCTCGGCCGTGGGCTTGTTCTTGCCTTTGAAAGACGGCGAGTAACGCAATGCGTAGGCAGCCATTTCTTCAATAGGCACGTAGAGTGTTTTTGAAAAGCCGTTTAACAGCTCGAAATAACAGAAGTAGCCGACAATTTTGTCGGATTTTTTCTCTCCATCGAACGCGACCTCGCCTTTGAGCTTGTCGACCTTACGGAGTTCGCCCTCATAGACGAAGTCCGCGTTGATGGTGCGGTATTGTCCTGTGCGCATCGCCAGTTGGATGTAACCCTTATAACCAGGTACGAATGTTGGTGTTGGCACTTTCGCCCAAGAGCCATCAGGGTTCTTTACGTTGTTGTTGAACACGATGATATAGGCGAAACCCAACGCCTTATTCAGGGGCAGCCGCATGGTGGCGGCTCGCAATGCCTCCATAACAATAGCTTTGGCATCGCACGCCTGTAGTTGTTTGTCCCCCGTGTAGAGGTCGATGAGCGATGCTACAAAAGCATCCTTATGCTCGCCAAGGGCGTTTTTGAACTGGTCTTGAACTGAAGGTGCACTTACGATAGATTTAAGCATATCGATTGGGCGCGGTGTTTTTGTAATTTCAGTTGTCATAATCTTTGTTGTTATTGTTGTTAACTAAATTTCAATTGTTCATCCTCGGTGACAACCAAGCGGATGAGTTGAGATGGAGTAGGGAGTATCGAGTTGATACTCTCTGCGTTGTCGACGAATATGGGCGCGGAGATGTTTTCGGAGTGACAAATTGCGTTGATTATATCGATGCCAATATTTATAACCATTGCATTGTTCTGCGTGGAATATGGTACACCGTCCACTACCGCCTCGCACGTTTCGACAACGCCTCCATTAATCTGCGTGTCGAACATCTTGAATTTTACCATTGAGAACATGGAGTTGATTTTGTATTCAACGAGTTTAACACGCGTTTTGGCAAATTCCAGCATTGTATCTTCAATACCCTCTAGTTCTGCTAATTCCTCTGACTGTACGCGCAGTTGTTTCTCTAATTCGGCGAAACGTTCATGCCCACCCTTGACGTATTCTTCTTTCGCAAGTTCGGCCTTAATGCTGTCAATTTCGGCCATCATACCGCGCTTAGCAGATGCGAGAGTGTCCGTGTCGGGCATGTCGTCCTTGGCCTCCGCCTCGATTTCAGATTGTAGTACATTGGCCTTGTCTTTAAGTTCGGCCAATTCCTTGTCTGATGCCATTAATGGCGTTGCATCGGGTTCGGCCAATTCCTTGTTGAACATCGGGTTCTCCGTATATTCACGGATAGCTACCTCATTATTGGCGATGCAGCTTCGTAATGTCTTGATTTCAGCCTCAACGGCTTTCATCCTTTCGGAATTGGCCTTTCCGCGTGCAGTGTTGTCTTCCAGCTTTTGTTTTTTCTCTTCATTGAAATGCTCGGTCATTTCGCGCTGCTTAGCCTCGATGTCGTCAATATCGAAGTGGCGGTGGCAGGTGGGGCAAACAAAATCCTTGTCATCAAACACAAGTTTTGAATTATTGATTTCGTGCCATTCTGCAATCATCTCCTCGCGAACCTTGACCCACTTTTCTAATTCTGTCTGCTTGTTCGCAATTTCTGTTTCGAAACGCGCGATTTCGCCTTTAAGCTTTTCTACCTGATAATGTAGTTCCTGCTGCGTGTCCAGCTCATTGCGGTAGCCCTTGTATGCATCTTCCTTAATTTCGGCTTCGCGTTTGACTATTTGGTTTTTGATGTCGCCCAACTCGCGCGACTTTTCCAAGCGTGCCCCCATCTTGTCATTATATGCCTTGGTGATGTCGGCAATATGATCTTCGACCTTGGCGAGTTCGGCCTGTTTTTGTTCTAGTTCTGCCCTTAGCCTATTGAAATTTATTGGCCTGCCGTCCTTGGCGCATTCCATCATGGCGATCTGACGCTTACACTCGTCCATACGTTCGGGTATAGCCTCAACGTCAGCCTTAATGCGCTTTTTCTTGGCAGCAATCTCACGCTTGAACTCTTCCATCGTCTTGCCCGTCATTTGGGCAAGTAGGTCTTGAAAATTCTTGTAGTCCTTGGCCACCTCCTCGTCCGTAACTTCTCCCGCCATGCGGAAGAGCATTGTGCGCTGTACATCGGCTTTTTGCGAGGCGAAATACAAGGGATTGGTGATGAACTTAAACACTTGCTCGGGGCATATACTCTCTATCTTCTCTGCCCAGTCTTTCACGGACATCGGAACATCGTTATAAAGGCGTTCTTCTTCGTGTCCAGTCATTTCTTCTGTGGTTGTACCGCGTTTTTTTTGCCATTTTTCGGCAAAACGGCGTGTTAAGGTTATTTCCTCGCCATTAACATCCAGTACTCCCGATACCTCGTGCGGTATGCGTGGAATGGTTTGCCCATCCTTTCCGTAGGTTTTGATGCCGAACTGCTTACGTTCTTTGCTGTCCTTGCCGAACAAAAGCCAAGTGAATGCGTCAAAGATGGTGGTCTTTCCGAGACCGTTACGGCCTGAAATGGTGGTTACACCCTCGTTGAAGTCTATTGTGAGACTTCTAATCCCCTTGAAGTTGACAAGGGATATTTTTTTTATTACAATTCTCTTCATTTTGTTTTAGGTTTTATCTTTACATTCTGTTTAGAGCCACGTGTGTCGAGGCCTTTTTGTTTATCTCCTCATTGGTAGGGATGCGTTGGCTAAGCTGCCAATCCTCTATCTCGGATTTCCTGAAATAGGTTTTGTTGCCCTTTCGATAGTGCGGTATGTCGCGGTCGCATACCAAATGGCGTACACGGCTTGTCGATATGCCGAGCAGCATTGCCACTTCATCCGTCGTTAGCACGTTTTTCGAGCCGATGGTGATAAGCTTTTCAATGCGAGCAAGTCTGTCCACTACTTCCATGTCATTCCTCCTTAGATATTTCTTTTAATTCGGGCAATGAACCATTGCCCATCCAACGTTTAGCCATACGGTAGAAAGCGTATGCGGCGATTGCGCCGATAGCCTTTGAGGTTGCGAACTCTGTTAGCCACTCGATGCTGTTATTGTCTGTTTTAGGTTCAGAAAACAACCCTAGAATTGCGATAAACGCAATGGTAGTTAGTACGTGATAACGCCAGTTCTTAATAAGTTTTGCCATAATAATGTATGTTTACGCGGTTCTTTCGATTAATGGCAGTATGCCTGCCTCTTTCAGGGCGTTATACAGAAACATCCGTCCTCGTTGTGTCCATTCCGTGGACAACCGTGTGTCGGGTCGACCGTCCGAATGTTGAAACGCGATGGTCTTGCTGTGTACATAGCCTTTGCCCATGAACTCGGTGTACAATATCCATTGGCCGTTTACCTTGCGTTGGATGCGCATTTCTTTCAGCCGCTTGTTGAAGCTTACGGCAGACATTCCGTAATCGGCTGCCACCTGCGTTGTGGCCAACGTTCCCTTACTTTCAAGGATAACATTAAGGTAGTCGTTGCCTTTCTGCATTTGCGCTATCAGCTGTTTTTGCTCGTTGTTCTCGACTTGAAGCTGCTGGATGCGCGCATTGCGGCTAGCGATGGTGTTTTGCGCCACAATCATTGCCTTGGCCATTATCTCCGCATCGCTCATTTCGGGGGCAGTGGCGATGTAACCGCCCGTCTTACGGATGGATGGTAAGACTTCCGATGTCACCCACTTTCGGAAAGCCTTGGCCTCGGGTTTGCGGCTGTCCAATATCACATCATATAGGCCGTCTTCGTTGACAAATAGTGCTTGCTGTATTCCGCCTGCTGTTTCAAGGGGGTAATTTGAAATTAC